GATGTATGTTCTTCTAAACTATCTTGTAGTTTTAAAATAAATCCTCTATTAGTTAAGATATTATTATAAATTTGTTTTACTGCGGTAGTAACGTTTAAAGTTAAGTCGTGAGTTGAATTTAAACCGTGACTTTGAGATACTTCAACATTTTCTCCATTAGATGCTGTGTACCAGTTACCTCCTCCTGCTGTTGCTTTATAAGAAGATGTTACTCCAGTAGGGTAAGTGGAGGTTGGCCAAGCGTTTTGCTCATTAGCTGATATATATGTCCAGCTAGCACCTGTTTTGTTTGTCGGAATATCTCCAAATTTTCCAGTACCATTATCCCAGTTGAACCCGTTGATAAAAATAGGATAACCAAATACTGTGTAATCCACAGGCAATTCAGATGCCTCTGCTAAATATAGATTAATGCTTGAACTAAAATTTGTATTACCTATTTCATTATTTACAACATTATCAATATCGCTATCTGAAAACTGAATAAGTATTCGACTGGTTTGTCCAATTTCGGAAGTGTTAGGATACCCTCCTAGTTCTAATATTTCATCTTTACCTGCGTTACCAAGAGGTGTTTCAGTAAAAATAAATGTATCTTTTTCAGGAAAAATTCTATATATTGCCATTAGATTGTTGTTATTCTGCCTTTAATATCGTTATTAGGAAACTTAACTTCAAATATCATAGGATCATAAGAAGGGTATACTATATTTTTTTTAGTAGCTCCTTTAACATCGTATGCATATCTAGAGTAAACTCCACCTTGTTTATTTGTTATTTCTATATTCTCAACAGTTTGTACACCTTTTACTCTATCAAGTAAAGTGTATATAAGAGAGAGATTTATAGGTTGATTGATAGACCATTTAGCTATATCAAAAAATTCTTTTAATTCGTTAGTACAGTTTAAAAGTACATCTCTACCGCTAAAATTAGGTCTAATAATTATTTCAAAATTTACTCCTATATTAACTACAAAAGCATCTTTGATAGAAATAGCATCTGTAATAATTTTATATTGGGCAATATAGTTTTTTAGATTTTGTTTTAAATTAGATGTAGCGGTTACTATTTGTTTACTACTATTATATGCTAGAACATACATAGATAAAGCAAGAGGATTAGAATCTATTATATTATCAGTACTAGAATTACTACTAGTCAATTGGTCTTTAGTTACATAAGCTTTAGCTATAGATCCAAACTTAGAAGGTAATGTTAAAGCTCTGAAGGAGTAATCTTGAAGAGTAACAGCTCTTCCTTGTTCTGCAAATGAACGTCTAGAATTTTCTCTCAATTCTTCTACAGTATCTCCATCTCTACCTCCAGAAGCTGGTGCTATATTAGTAAATGTTAAAGTAGCTAAGATATCTGCTTGGGCATCAGAATTTACATTTACTGTTTTTTGATTAATAATAGTATTAGATGGTACGTTAGATTCAACTCCACCTCCTACTAAATACCTTATATTAAGAGTAGTATTAGAAGGAGCTATTCCATATGCTTTAGAATAAATAAAATTTGCTGGGTCGTAGTTATAATCAATTCTTGAAATACCTTGATTAGTCCCTAATCCAACGTTAGTTGGATCTGGTAAAAAAGCTGTATCTTCTTGACCTGTTATTCCTGCTCCAAATTGAATTAAAAGTTGACCAGTTGAATTAAACCTAGTTGTAAATCTTCTTTCAGTTCTAGTTGCTTTAAGTAAGTAAGGTACAACGTCTTGATCTGATTCAGTACTTGCTTCTTCTTGTAACACTATATCTTGACCTAAAAATGGTACTTCAAAAAATCGTTTATTGTTACCTGTGTCAGTTATATCTAAAATTTGTATTATTTTTTCATCATCTATAGTGATAGTTTTAAATTGTTCGGCTGAAGCTATAGTTTCAGAGACTGATTTTACAGTACCAGAAAACGCTTTTACTGTTTTAGTCAATGTAAATTCGGTAGGATTCCCTGCGCTATCTATTGTAGCTATTCTTACGTCGGTTGGATTAATAGAGGAAGAAGTATTAAAGTCTATTTTATTTTCGATAATAAAATCTACATCTGCATTTATAGATGCTCCTAATACTGCGTTTTCTTCTACTACTAAAGCCTTACTAAAGTCAGGAGTGTAGTCAACTGTTGCAGGTACTTTATGAGATACGGACAATTCTACTTCAGATACAGTAGATACTTTAGGTTTATAACCTAACATATAAGCTATGTTATATAAGTTTCCTGGATCTTTAGCATGCTGTAGATATGTTTCCTGTAATTGGGTATCTTGATAAAAAGATAGTATATCTCCAACATATGCTGCCATCTCAATAAACATTGTTCCGGGTGATGTTGGGGAAAAATCGTTGTATGTATCAGGAAAATAATTTTTAGCGTATTCAACTAATTGTTCCTTAAAGTCGGAAAACTCCCTATTGACGTATTTTATTTCTCTTTCTTGAGCCATTATGTTTCAAAATTTATTAATATAGTATCCTCTATACTCGTTTCAGATATTGCATATCTCATAGTAAAGAATACTGCATTAGTATCTGGGTCTGCTTTTAATTCAATTTTCTTAGTTATAACTCTAGGGAAATAAGTACTTAATCCTTCTTGTATTACAGTCTTAATTTGATCGATTTTTTCTTCAGTTAATTGATCAAAGAGTAAATTTCTTAAGCCGCTACCAAAAGTAGGGTTTAAAAATCTTTCTCCTGTTCCAGTTAAAAAAAAGTTAATCATATTTGTTTTAATAGCTTCTTTCGTTTCAAAAGTAGTATTAAATATACCTGGTCCAGAAAAAGGCAAAGATACACCGACTCCTTTTCTAGGCTGTAAATCTATAGGATCTATTCTTTTAACTTCAAATGCCATATTAACTTATACCTGCTTTAGTTTTGTCTATTTCTAAAGAAGCTTTATATACTTCTCCTGCTTTTTTTACGAAATCAAACTGAGAAATATCTAAACCAGGAGCTGGACGTCCTGAATCTACCATTCCCATATTAGATGCCATCATTTCGGCAAAATTAGGCTTTTGAACCATATCGGTGTTTCCTGTAAAGACGTTTCTATATTCTTCGTTAGTCATTGACTGTTTTGTTTGGTTTAACATTTCAGTTAATGAATTTGGTGAGAATTTATCTACAGGTGGTTGATTTTGTTTATTAGGTACGAATTTCTCTTTAGTAGGTTTAACAGCAGGTTGACTAGCTACGCGAACTGCTTCTGTTAACATTTCTTGTAACTCTTCCTTAACAGCTGATCTTACCTCTTCTCTTATTATTTCTCTTAATTTATTAAGTTTCATATATATAAATAGTTAGGTTATGGAAGTTGATTATCTATTCTAAATTTTAATTCTTCTATAAGTACTTCAGTAGATGAAGCAAATGAAGATTGCCCTCGTAAAACTATTACTCCTATATTATCTTTTGCTACTGCAAAACGTTTAGGAGCTATAGAGGGTGAGTTAGGATCGGTAAGTACTGATAGTTTATAATCTTTACCGTTCACACTCCTAAAAGAAACATCTGTGAAAGTACCGCCGGTACCTTCTTTATTTAATCCTTCTGCTGCTTCTCTTATTTGTTTAAGTTGTTCTGCTGATAATCCTTGATTGGTTGTACATTCTTCAATCGAAGGGTTTAGTACTTCTAATTCGTTTTTTATATTATTTAAATCAGTTTCAGTTTCTTTAAGCAGTCCGTTACAGGCAGCTATGTCATCTTCTACTGATGCTGCTAGTTCGCTAGTTAGTCTTAGCAAATCTGCATACTTATTAGTAATTTTTACTGGTATAGCAAAGAGTAAACCCCCTACGTCCGATGTAGCTCCGGTAGGAGGAGTACCTGTAGCGGTAGGAATAGGAATAAGTTTTAAAATTTTTATAAGCTTAATTAGTGAACTTAAAACTTTTTCTAATTTACTTACACTTCTTCTGAAAGGTCTTATTCGACCTTGAAAATTATTTATTTTAGTAGCTAAACTATTTTTAACATTAACTATTTTAGTTAACTCATTAGGAGGAGGACATTGATTTGCAAACTGTGTTACTAGTCTTCTCACTTCATCTGTTACTCTTCCGCGTACGTTAGCTTCTATATCACCGAGTTGATTAGCGATAATACCTGCAAAGTTGGAAGGTTTTATTCTATATCTCATTACTCAGTAAATACTTTTTTAGATTTTAAAGGAGATGAACCAAATGGACTAGTACTTTTTTTCAAAGATTTTATTTGGGTATTAACTACAGCGCCTCGCTTTACTAAGGATACTATCGGTCTGCCTTTACCGTCTTTAGCTTTTTTCATAGAATCAGCAATACCTCTTACTATTTCAAGAAATGTATTAATTAATGCTACTGTTTGATTACCTAGTAAGACCGGTTCTTTAAAAGATTGAGGAGCATTAGCTACACCTTCTCCTAAAAAAATTAATTCAGCATCTAACGATATTTCTTTTACTCCGTCTATATTCACATAATTACTTTGAAGTCCTATATACTCATTAGAATTTAAAAATATTCCCTCTTCTTTTGCATTAAAGTACAGTCTTCCGCCATTAATAACTACTTGAGATCCTTGATATTCATTTGCTTTTAGAGGAATAGTGTTAAATCCGTAAGAAATAGTTTTATCTCTTGCTTGATTCAACGGTACTTTATGATTAGAAGTTAAGTAAATAGATGAAGCATCTTCATTTACGTCTTCTACTATAGGATCGTAAGGATTAGAAGCAGTTTTTTGACCATTACTTAGTATAGTTAAAGGGTTACCTCTATTAGTTCTATCAACAAATTCATTTTTAGTAGAAGGAAATCCAGTAAATCTAAGAGATTGCCCTTGTCTTCCATCTAAAATAATATCTCCAGGAAAAGGTTGCATAGGATTCACATCAGTTAGTTCAACTATATCCTCTCCTAAATCTAATTCTTCTTCTGTGTTTGGAGGAAATCCTCCGTGATTAGGATGATTCCATAAATTAACAATCGTATCGTAGTAAACTTTAGTGTCTAATTTATTATTGTCTAAAGAATACCCAGGAGCATTCATTATTAATACTATTTCGTTTTTTAAAGGTAGTTTCTTAAAATCATTCCTTAAAGGATATGCTGCAGGAAGTGCTACTGTGTCAGATATTTCAGTATTTTTAGACACAGGAGCATATTTTATTGCACCTATAGCTTCAGATTTTCCTAATTTATTCCATTCTTCATGAGAATCGTCTAAAATGACATCGATAACTCTTACAGGTATAAAAGTTTGTCTTTGTTTTCCGGTTCTACCGGGTTCTCCTCCTACAGAAGTATTTGAATATAGGTTATATGAATAGCTCATCTTATTCCTCTACTGAATCGTTATTTTCTTGTGTATTTTCAACATCATTAATACTTTCCTCTGATTCTTCTAATAAATCTTGTAATTCTGAAAAGTCAAATATCTCTCCATCACCGCCTCTTGCTTGGATAGCTTCTATTCTCTGTACAACAGTCGCTAATTTAATAAGATGCTCGTCATTTTTAACTCCTATTTCCATATATTCTTTAATCATAGGTACAATTAACGTAGCATCTCCAATATTTTCTATTAAAGGCTTAAGTTCTCCTATTAAACCTCTTACTTGAGCACGTGTTGAAGTAGAATTATCATAAATTTCACCGAAAATATCAGATAAAGTTTTATCTCTAAAAATAGTTTTATCTAAACTCATAGTCGTTTTTATTATAAATAGACTATAATGGCTTATTGTAAATTAACCCTTGCTCGCTTAATATTCTGTAATTTATATAGAAATCTTCTTTTAATACTGAAATTACCCGTGTTAAGTGTGGTGTTTCACAGTCGGTCATTTCACGAATATATATATAAAGTGCTTTTTTCTTGAAAATATCAAGATCGTAACGTGTTTTAAACACGGTCAATACAGCATCTGCTATAACTTTGTCGGATTGCTTAGGAAAAAGCTCATCTAACTTGCTATACGCATCTATTATCCAAGAATCTAAAAAATTAGATAAGGAAATAGCGTTTTTTGATCTAATTTCTGAGTTTTCTTCGTAAGAATCTTCAATATCGTCAAAAGATCCTATTTGTTTAAGTTTTTTATAGTTTTTATTATTGTAATTTATCAGCCAACGCTTTACTATAGTACCAAAATAAGAATAAGCTTTAGCTCCATTAGTAGGATCAAACTTATCTATTTTTTCTGACATCAACATAGTTACTACTTCATGTTTGAGATCTTCTATTTTCTCTACATCTGTGTAATAAAACTTAAAAGTATGGATTATATTTTCAGCTAGCTTATAAAAAGGAAAGTAAATATGCTTAGTAAATATTTTATTCCTATATTCGTTTTTTTTTGAGTTATTATACTTTACTATGTACTCTTCAGTCTCTTTTGTAAAGTAATTACTACTCGCTTTCTTTCTTGCCATAGTTTTCGGGGAGCATATATCGGTCTAATTCACTTTGAATAGTTTTTAACGATTCAAAAAATAAACCGACTTCATCATCTGATTGAAAGACCCCTCGTTCATCTAGATTCTGCAAGTGTTTTTGAGATTCTGTTATAGTTTTTGATATATTTTGTAGATATTGTACTTGATCTTGTACGACATCTTCATATTTTTCTACTTTTACCAGTAAATTACGTAGTGCAATCCCTGATACTACTAATAAGATACCTAAAATTATTGATAATACCAACATTTTTAAAGTTTTTTTAATATACTCTGTAAACCTGGTGAAGAATTTACACGTTTACCTGAGGTTGAGTATGATTTTTTGGTTTTAGGTTCGGTAGACCCACCGTTTTTCTTCCAAATATCGTATTCTACTTTAGAAGCTAAAAAATCAGCTGAATGTAGTATAGATATTATGCTTGTTTTTTGACGAGAAGTAGGCTGATGGCTAAAAAAGTATGCTTCATTAGCTTTATCGAAGACTCCATCATGACATCTTATAGCTAAATACTCTTTTTGACTAACTTTTATGCCGAATTTCTGTAAAATAAAGAGAGACCGATCTTGAATTAGCATAAAATCCAGATCTGGGTTATTAACATACATTTCATTAAGTTTATCTTGTCTCCATTTATCAGTTTGAGGTAAGTAGTTAGGTGCTTCTCCATCACCCATCTTACCTAAATCGTGAAAAAGTGCAGAAAATACTAATTCTTCTTCTGTATAATCTATCATTCCTCCCATTTCTTTATAGAGGCGTGATTGCTTAATTGCATACTGAACTACTCTATTGACATGGTCAACATACCCACCTGGAAAAGCATTATGGTACCAAGACTTACCGCTAGCTGGGCTCATAATATAAGTTTCTTCCATATGCTTAATCATAGAAATAACCGAATCTTTACGGTCTGTAATATAGGTATCTATGATTTTTAGATGCTTTTCGTAATTTTTTTGAATTTTTTCTGCTTCTAACATAGTTAGTCTTGAGTTTCTGTGTTGAGTAGTGTTTGAATCTCGCTCATTAGTTCGGTAATAAACTTGATAGCCGAGTATGCCTCGCCTTTATTATTATCCTTTAAATGAAAATTAAGAACTTTTAATTTAGATTCAATTCTTTCTAATTTACTTCCTATTAAATTTTTATTTCTCATATATATTTTATAAATTATTTAATATAATAATATAAAGTTATGAACTTTTTTTCTAATAACCAACTACTCTATAATAATTTTTGCAACTAAATCGTCTTTTACTTCATATTTACTACCTGCTTCCCATAAAATTTCTCCATAAACTGAGATAGTATCATTAAGAATCTGAGGAGATATAGGTCCAACTATTCTTTTTCCGTAAAGTTTATTAGGTTGCTCATCACAACCTCCATAACAATCATCGGATAGGTAGATTCTCGTATCTCTTTGTACAACCGGTATTACGTATCCGTCTAGAAAATTTATAGAAACATCAACACTTTCAGTAGGAATAGGTGTTCCGTTATACTGGGTCAAGGAGAGCCAAGGATTATATAGAGGTAAAGTAAAGTTAATATCACCGTCGATAGTCCAAAACGTATCGGTATCAAATTTAGCTTCTATAACTGTTACTCCATTATATTGATATTCCGGATGCATGTCGTCTGCTTCCACATATATATCAAACCGCGGATAGTATTCTCCTTCAAAATCTAAGTCTACATGATAATATCCATTTTCATCTTGAGGGTAATTTAAAATTAAACGAGCATCACAATCTCCAGATATACAAGGAGAAGAAAAATCATCGTCAGGTTTGGTGCAGCTTAAGATAAGCAGCGTTAGTAAAGGAATTAATTGTTTTATCATAACCGTTGTTTTTATTGTTTGGCGAAGCCCGCCGCGCAAACGCGCGAAGTTGCCTCGAAAATTTTTATCCATTATACTTTTCACCTAGTTTTTCTATAATAGATTTTACTTCTTCTAAAGGTATTTTAAAGAACTCTCTTTGATTATTTACTCGATAACCGGAAAGGTACTCATGTACTTCGGCTTCTAACTCTATAGCATTATAGCATGCGAAAGCCCACTCGAGAGTAAACCCGGTAGGAACAGAGGTAGATCTATCTAATTGAGATATTCTTTTATTAGGATCTCCTTTAGTATACCCGATTTTAAGAAGCCCAGGCATAGAAGGGTTAGATAGAACATATACATGTTGCTTATCCACAGACGGTATAATTTTCATTACTTTACGTCTAGCGGTATAATACGTTACTTCTTCCCAACCATCGTTCCTTCTAATAGTATCACTATGAGGAGTAATAGTATAGAAACGAGCTTCTGAGTTCATTACATCTTCATCTACGGGTATATAGGCTTGCGCTTGTTCTGGGGTAATACGAGAGAATTTGGTGCTTGCTTGCATTTTCTTATAACCTTTTAACTATACTTAAATATAAGAAAAAATTATCGAATATCCAACTCTAATTTTATTTCTTTTGCAATAATTAAGTGCTCTATCCATTTTTTTATTATAGCACACTTTTCATATTCTTCAATACTTTCAAAAAAGAACATTAAATGTTGTAATCCTCCTTCTACACGTGCTGCTTCAAAGGTTTCACCTATAGTGTATAAATTATCAAATCTATTTGAATCTATACGAGTTAAATAACTATATAATCTAGTATAATACTTACGCCGTATGTTTTCTTTATTTCTTTTAAACTCTTTAGGAAAGTTATTTTCATACATAGTACTCATTAGAGAGAAATTTTCTAGACCTCTGATTACCATTCCCATTAGTACATAAGGGTTTTGGAGTTGGTCTTCCATTCCATGTTCTCTATAGATTTCTTCATCTCCTTTTTCGAAGATAGAGAATAAAGTATGTGGATCTAGCTTTTGCACTTTTTTTATATAAATAGTAAAAATAATAACAATTTACCCTATATGCAAAAAATTTTTGGAAAAAAAAATTTAAGATGTAGTTGCATATATGTAAAAAAGTTCTTATATTATATTAATAATAAGTTTTAGTATGTCTATAGAAGAGATCTTATTATCTGCCGAAGAGCATGGTAAACGTTTTGATGTTTTTAAAGAGGCAAATAGGATTAAAGGAACGAATCCTGAGCTACCTTTAGAGCGGATATACGAAAAAGCTTATCAAATAATTATGAAAGTATGAAAGAGTTAATAGAAGGAATCGTATACATGTCAATCGCCATAGTGTTATTAGTACTATCAATACGAATATTAGAGGATTCATCGTTATTTAACAATGCTCAGTATATTATATTAATAGTATTTTCTTTATCTTTTGCATTATTAGCGTATAAAGATAAATTATGCATTTTATTTAAAAATAAGGATGACACCTAAGAAGGATTATACTAGAGCTACTACTTGGATAGCTATAGGAATAATTACGGTTGTATTTTGGTATAATCTTATTAGATTCTTTATTTAAATATATACATATATATTACTTAATAGAGAAATCTATCAGAAATATGCAAATTAGTTAGGCGCTCCCGCAGTACTTCCCGCCGTCTTAGGGAACAATACTGTCAGGTTTATCTCACCTTGCCGTCACCTTGACCTAACCTTGCCAGTCTATCGCCCGTACCGGTCTCGTAGTTTAAAGTAGGTATAGAGTAATACCATCCCTATTAGTAGATATATAAGAGCAGTAATAGTATCAGTAAGGATAAAGTGTAGTATAGTAGTAAATACATATATACACAGTTTAATAAAGAGTACTCCTAATACCAATAGTACTATAGTAGATAATACAGTTAATAGCTTATTCATATTATATAAGTTTAAATTCATATAAAAGAAACGTATAAGTAGTTTTCTGAGACATCATATCGTAACTATAACCCTTCATAGTAGTACGGCCTATCTTATCTATATTCATTCCATCTATACCGCTCCATATACTATAGGACATTTTATTACCATATGCCTCATAAGCTCTAATCTTATACTCTTTAGGCTTTCCGGATCTATCTTTACCGTATATAACTTTTAATTCACCATCTTTAGGAAGGCTGGTTATAGCTTCTATTACGTTTTTACTTGCTTTTACCTTATTTAAATACTTCATAACCTTTATTTTAATACCTTAATATACGAAAAATATCCATACGAACCAACTATTCCGTAGGGTTTTTTGGCCTATATAGAGAAAAAAATGTTAGGAGGACAGGCATCCCTGATGTTCCTTCTTACTTTCCTATACGTTATATAGATATATTTTTACACACTCTTATATATCCTTATATGTTTATATGTGTATATCTTTATATTGATATATACTTATATCTTATTTGATACACTTAACGTATTTAGCTTATTGCTCTCTTGTATCTAATATGTCAATGATCGTTTCTATGTAAGGATTGATAGTTTATAGTATCCAAGTTTAACCAAAATCTACTATACTATCAGATACTCTCTTTCATATAATCCTCAGTACTCCTCAATCCAGAATAAGCACATATATTACCATTAGGGCTCATTCCCCTTGGTAGGTTGTCATCTCTTTTATAGAGAGATAAATTATTTAAAGCTTGAGTAGTTCCTTCAAAGCCGGGTATATCAAATCCCCATCCTTCTAACTCCTTCTTATACTTTTTAACTAATTTTTTATTCATAACTATTTTTTAATTCGCGCGTGGCGCCTTCGGCGGACGAGAGAGAAAAACGCCCCCTCGCCCTCCTTAGACTAAAACAGCATCAACT